ATTATTGATGTTTAAGTTTTCTTTGATATAATTATAAACTAGCTGTAGAGTATTATACTACACTTACGTCTTGAACTCTCCATCTTGAACTAGTTTAATGTTTAATAATAAAGTGTTCTATAACTTACTAATGGTTCTCACACCACTTTCAGTTATAGATTACACTAGTGTACGGCCTCAATGTGTATACAGCTACAGATTATAAGGTTTGAGAGTCCTTAATGCTGAATTACCATATAAACTCTCGGCAACAGCCTCAACACCATGTTGTCTGCCTCGTTCTCCTACAAGGTTGCAATCCTTGAATCATATATTACAGTAAATGACCATAATGTAATGAGCCTGCTTGGATAGGAGAAAGTGATAGTCTTTCCTATCAGTCATTTAATCCGAGTCTAAGGGGCATTACTGCTACCTAGTAAAAACCTACTTTCTTATTTCCCTTGTTGCAACTGAGGGGAGGTTACCATGCGGTTATTTAGCACCCTCTTTCTTATTAGCTCCTAGCTCCATCGGTCTTCGCACCCTTACCGCAGATTTAACATTCGTTAGCAAACTTTGACTATGGTTTACTAATAAGAGTAGGGTCACGTAGTTAATTCTTGAACTTTGGAGGCTCATACCTCTTAACTACTTGCTGAGAACTCATTTGTGTTGTAGGATATGTGAATAGTATTATCCTCTTTCTCGCCATAACAACTTTCTAAAGGTTGCAACACATCTACCATTACTGATAGTATCCAATTTATAGTGCTTTCAATGTTTAGTCACTTTATTATATGTCAGCCTTCCCACCTAACGTACTGACTTGCTATTTGTATCCGAGTGTGTATAGCTCCTATTCCCACGATTGTTGCATCTGGAATCCCTCTATACTTGCAACAGTATAATTGAGCAATCTGTCTTTTATTCTCCTGCTAAATCTTCAAATAGATCTATGTAGATATATGTTCCGTTGATATTCATAATATTATTGTTTAATTCTTAGTTTATATTAATTTACCATTTAGCTTCTTTGTCATCTTTTCTGAACTCCTCCTTAAATTCAATGTGAGCTAATAAGAAAGTTACCCAAGAGAATAAAGAGAAAGCTAAGTTTAAGTTTCTATCCAACCTACTGTACATGCATTCTCTTAGTCTAAATCCTTTTCTAGTAGCTCTATAACTCATAATACATCCTATTAGATAGAATGTTATGTATACTATCATGTATATATTCATAATCTTATGATTCAGTTACTTCTGCTAAACCCTTAAGGCTTACACATAGCATAATGAATGCTAAAGATATTAAGATAGCTCCTGCATCAGGACTATTTACTACAAATACAGGTAGTACTAGTCCAACTCCTGATAATAGTAATACTATAAACCAGATTGTTATTTTTAATGTTCTCATATTCTTGTTAATTTAATCTAATTTCTCTATTCCGATAGCACCTTCTTCTATTAATCCAATCACTAATTCATCACTGTACTTATGTAATGAGTGTGAACCACCGTCATCAAATAGGGCTATTTCTGTCTCTTTTATAGTGAACTCTTCTTCTGTCATCTCTTGTACTGCTATTACTTCAACAACTTGTTCTTGTTGATCAATGTAATATACTCCTATTTGAATAGTATTCATAATGTTATTGTTTAATGGTTAATATGTACTAGTAGATACTGTTACTTCTCTACTAGTACTTTTATATCATCCTATTCTCTTACGAGAATAATCTCTTATCTCATCTCGAGAGTAAAGCACCCAATCCATATCTTTATGAGGCATAGCATCGTGAAAGTTTACTATATCCCCATAGTAGTTATCGATGAAGAATTGAGCATCTTCTTTAGAGAAGAATCCGAAGGCAATTAATGCTCTCTTATCATTATCTTCTCTAAGGATAGCTTGGTTAATCCTTCCTCCTTTTCCATCGAATACTACTCTTATAGCAACTTGAGTTTCTTTATCTCTATGCTCTAAATCTATTCTTTTCATAACTATGTTGTTTAATGTTTAAGTAGCTATACTAAGGTCTCTCCTAGTATAGCTATGTTTCAGTTTAATGACTTAATAGGTCTCTCATAGATATACTACTATGTTAGTTTAATCAGTTTATAAGTTCTTGATTAGGACATTTAGTTTAATTACAAAGGTATAACGTGTAGTTACTTGTATGAATCAGTTAATGAGTCATAATGTAACTAACGCTATATAATTACCACATAGTTGAATCTTGATTCACACTAATCCCCTTTAGGGCAAAGCCCTAGGTCTCTACTTCAGTAGAGAACCTGTAAACTTAGTGGAACTAAGTACGTAGAAGTTACCATGCTCGCCATGGGTCTTCGGAGTAACACGAACGTTTAACTCTGCTAGAGTTAGTTCGGTAACGATAGCACACATAGCCTCGAATCCGATAGGATTCAGGTCAGAATCACGATTCTCAAGAAGACGAAGATATTCTGGATGCTCTTCAGTAGAGACCATAATCATATTGATTTCTTCACCTGATTTGTTAACGTGAACTGCTGTTTGGATGTCTAAGATATTCATAATAATAAAGTTTAAAGTTACACGGGGTGTTAGTCAACCCGCCAATGCCAAGGGGGAGGTTTGATGTAGATGGATATCGATACATAACCCGCACAAAATATTCCGACCGAAGGGGAGGGGTGTTTTATAAGGGATACTAATTTTAAATTTCAATATTTCACTAAGTCTTAGCAGGAAGAATTATATAGCGGAGCTATGATAATTATTACGGGAAAAGTAAATAATTACATTTATCCTTAAAAGTTATTTTATAGTACTAGATATAATAAGAAGGAGTACTTTAAAGAGATAGTAAGGAATACCTAATTCACATATGCTTAAACCCACTTTTTAGACCTTTATCTAACATGTAATAGTATCCGGTGTGTTATACAAAGTATCCTCCCTGTAATACAAAGTATCCGGTGTGTACTACAAAGTACATTTTTAATTTTACTTTTACATATTAATTACGTACCTTTGATGTATACAAAAACATAGATATATGAAAGCAAGTAATTTAATAACTCACCTTGAGAAGAAGGGGGTATCGAAAGAAGTAACAATGGTAGTGGGGAATAAGGAGTATTCTGTAGAAGTAGTATCTTCTAACCCAGACAGGTTAATCTTATCAGGAGAACCTCTAGCTAAAGTTCCAGAAGGAGATGATAAAGAAGTAACTAAGGAGGTAACTAAGAAAGTAACTAAGGAGAAGAAGTAATATGAGACAACAAATAGAACTAGATCTTGAAAAAGCAATTAAGGTCCCTGGTAATGAGGGGGAGGTAATAAAAGGATATGAGGTAATAGTTGAAGGTAAGAAAGTAACTATCTCCTCGCCAATAGCAGAATGTCATGTGACATCTGAAGATGTAGATATGTTTGAAGGTACTATAGGTATTATAAAATCAAGATACATCGGTTACCCTGAAGATGTAGTATTTACAAACTTTGGAGAAGCTATTGAAGCATTGAAACAAGGTAAGAGAGTACAGAGAGAAGGGTGGAATGATGAAGGACTGTATGTAGTAAAGCAAGTAGACTCAGATATATCATCTGAAATAGTACCTAAGATGCAATCACTACCTCAAGCAGCTAAAGATGCATTATATCCAAATGGAATATCATATCGTAACCAGATGATAATCATCAATCAAGAAGGAGTAGCTAATTCATGGGTAGCTTCTAGTTCAGATACATTTGCAGAAGATTGGGTAATTTTAGATTAATTAAAAAGATAGTAATATGAGTAAAGTAGAAATTATATTAGCTGCTTTAGCATCAACTGAAATGGTTGACTATCTAAGTGTAAATGACACCTTGCTTAGTAGACCTGTGAATACATTTACAGGAGAAGATAGAGAAAAGTTAAAGAGAGAATTATTAAAAACCATAATAGGAATACAAGTATGAGTAAAGTAGGATTTGAACCACAAGGGGTTTATTTATTAGTTAAGATACCAGATAGTTACTTTGAAGTAAAGAAGAATCTAATCATTGATGCTGCAACTAAGGCTGAGTTCCGTAAGGAGTATCTTAGTAAAGGAGATAAGTTAGAAGTAGTAGTTATAGGTAGTGATGTTAAATTCTGTGCACCTGGTGATACAGTAGCTATTAACTCACGTGGGATGATGGAGCTTACATTAGAAGGTGACACTGAACCATGTTTCATTATTAGAGAAAACGAAGTAATTGGAAAATTCAATTAAATTAATGTTCATTGATTTTATACCCTTCAGATTATCAGGTGATAGTCTGGAGGTGTTACTTGAAGGTGAATGGGAAACAATATACGGCTTAACTGAATCATAATATGTTAGATGTAAATTATAAGATAGCTAAACAAGGAGTTGTTAATCAAGATGAGATGGTATCAGTTGTTAAGTTCTTTCTTAAGGAACTTAAAGGTGTAGATGTTAGTATCACACCTCCTTATGCTGAACTATCACAACACCCTATTGCTCAATTAAGATTTAAACACATGTCTGACTTACTATTGAAAGCTTATGAGATGGCTTCTAGATTCACAGTGATCTTAAAAGAAGATCCTGATAGAGCAAACGAACTTAAAAAGAAATTCTATGGGTAGGTTACAACATACAGAAGAAGAAATCAATGTATCTACTGGGGAAGTCAAGACCATAAGGAAGACATTTGCAACTAAAGTTAAGAGTAAGCAAGACTTCTTTATGGTTTTCTTACATGGATTAAATTCTATCTGTGAGTTAAGTAGACCATCTGATATAAAAGTACTAGTGTATCTCTGTTCTAAAGCAGAGTATAATACAGGAAGAGTTAGATTAAGTGCCGGAGATAGAGTTATACTAATGGAAACATTAGATATTAGAAAGCAATCCCTTAGTAACTCATTACGTAGGTTAGTAGAGGTTAACCTTCTTGAAGGATCTAAAGGTACATACGTAGTTAATCCTCAAGCCTTTTGGAAAGGAGAGACTAATGAAAGAGAAAGAATATTAAAAGCAAAGTCAGTAGCACTGATGATAGATGAAGGAGGATTAAATGAGTAATAAATTAGATAAAGAATCAGTAATTACTGAGTTAGAAAGGATATGGAAGACTGCTGTGTCTAATGGAGAGTATGAATCAGCTTCACATATAAGGGATTACATAAAAAGAATCAAATGAGTAAGTATAAGATAACTACAGTACAAGGTGTGATAGGTGATATGGAACTTGATAACTTAATGAGAGAGACTCAAGAGCATCAAGATAAGTTCTGGGAAGATCATAAGAAGTGTCTCACTGAATTAAAAGAAAAAGGAGAGTATCTAAAACCATTAGATATTGAGATTGAAATAAAAGAAAATGCTTTATTCGATAACAGTCAGACAGAGACTCCTTTAGAGAGTTGTAGATTTGAAATATTAGACTTCAGTAAGATATGAGTCAGTATTATACACCTGAGTTAAAGGAATTTCATGTTGGTTTTGAATTTGAATATGAAGTTGTTAAAGGTATTAGCAAGTGGGAAGAAGCGAAAGTTAAACCTCATCATCATATAGATGTCTTAAGAACAAATATAGAAGAGGGTCTATTTAGAGTCAAGTACTTAGATCTATCTGATATAGAGAGTTTAGGGTTTGAGTTGATAGAATCTAAAAAGAGTAACTACTTCGGTGACTTATTCTCTGTAACTAAATCATGTAGACTCGGATCTCTTGATTCAACTACATATAGGTTATTATTAGGTCAAGGTAACAAAGTACAGTTAACACTCATAGAAGATAACAGTTACGGTGGAAACACACAGGAAATGAATCTCACTATTAAGAATAAGAGTGAGTTAGTTAAAGTATTAGAAATGATAGGATATGAGTAAGAAGAAGGATAATATAATATTAGTAATAAGTGATTTACATGCACCTTATCATCATAAGGATAGTATTGCATTCTTAGCTAGCATTAAGAAAGAGTATAAACCTACACATGTAGTTAATACAGGAGATGAAGTAGATTATCATGCTTTATCATTCCATGCATCTGACCCAGACTTAGATTCAGCTTCAGTAGAGTTAACTAGAGCTGCCGCTACAATGCAACAGCTGGAGAAGATCTTTCCCAACATGGACTTAGTACATTCTAATCATGGGAGTATGGTATATAGAAAAGCTAAAGTAGCTGGTATGCCAAGACATGTACTTAAAGGATATAATGAGATACTAGGAGTAGGAGAAGGTTGGAAGTGGCATAATGATATTACTTTACCTAATCCATTCGGTAAACCTATCTTTGTATGTCATGGTAGAAAGAAGAACTCTGAAGCTTATGCTAGATCATTAGGTTGTAATGTAATACAAGGTCATTATCATGAAGACTTTAGAATAGGATACTTCAACTCTCCTGGAGGTACTGTATGGGGAATGAATGTAGGATGTCTTATAGATGATGTTGAATTAGCATTTGATTACAATAAGATTAATCCTGGTAAACCTATGTTAGGAACAGGTATAATCATCAACGGTAAACCTATCTTAATACCTATGAACTTAGATGATAAAGGGAATTGGGATGGTAAATTAATAAAATTATGATATGCACTACAAAAGTAAACAGAGAAACCCATATTAAGTTATGGATTGACTTATGGAATGGTAATTTAAACATGACAGGTAAAGAGAAAGAACTGTTGTTTGAATTACTGTTTAGTTATATGAAGATGACAGATGACGGTGTTACAGAACCTTATCTATCTAAGCTAGTATTTGATAGAGATAACATCAAAGCTATAATGGATAAGATTGGGTTAACTAAACAGACGTATCATTCATATAAGAAATCATTAGTAACTAAAGGGATATTAATAGAGTCAGATGCTCTATCAGTTAACCCTAGGTTAATACCTCAAGTTAAAGTAACATTTAAGTTTAATTATGAATAACGGAGAATTAGAAATAGACAAGGTAGAAGACTTAAATAGAGCTGAGAGAAGAGCTCGTTTAAAGTTCTATAAAGCAGAGTTTAAAAGACACACTGAGAGTAAGCCCACTATAGCGGTAGATATTACAACAGATGATACATCTGCTATTCACAAATTAAGAGCTTGGGTAACAAGAGAGATAATATTAAAAAGAAAGATATATGAGTTTGAAGAATATAGTAAAGGGAACAAGTAATAGAGCACTTAAGGAATTAGGTGTTCTTAACCCTTCAATCGAATTAATGGGGGAGAGTAGGTTAGATATATGTAAAAAATGTCCTATCTTTGAACCTAGTAACTCTACATGTGATTCTGATAAAGGAGGATGTGGTTGTTACATGAAAGCAAAAGTATTAGTTAAAGAAGCAAGTTGTCCTAAAGATAAATGGTAATGGAAAACATACATAGTATTCTTTCATCTGGAATAATGGTAAGTAAGCCTACTGAATGTGCTACATTAGTAATGGCTGATGAATATGTACCTCATGAAACAAAGAAGAGCTTAAATTGGCTCAGTATACTAAGGTGGTCCATTACTACAATCTTAATGGTTATCATTCCTTCACTGATTACTTATGGAGTGTTGAGTATTCCAGGAGCAATTAGATTATTAAATGAAGATGATCTTACCGTTATGTTCTATGGTATATTCTTAGCTGAAGTACTTATCATAATAGGTGTAACAGGTTACACAGGAGAATTGTTTAAATATAAAAGAATAAAGTAATGGTAGATAAATATTACACACCAGAGTTGGCTGAGTTCCATGAAGGATTTGAGTTTGAATCTTATAATAACATGGACTGGCATTGGAAGAAAGATTCTAGTGGATGGAAGAAGTTAGTATATGATAAACAAACATATATGACATACCCACTAAGTCACATTAAAGGAGCTCTAGGGATTAGTTGGGCAAGGGTTAAATACCTAGACCAAGAAGATATTGAGAGTCTTGGCTTCATCTCAGACAGACCATACAATGGAGAGTTCAGAGCTAGTGCTTTAATGCGTTGGGATGGTAAAGAAGAGACTCTTAAACTATCATATAATGAAAAGAATAATTTTATTTCTATGAGGTTGGATTGTAACTATGGAGAAGAACATCTATTCCAAGGCATACTTAAGAACAAATCAGAACTTAAACAAGTACTTAAACAGATAGGATATGAATAGTTTAAATACTGACATAAGCTTCTGGGAGGAATACCCAGAGCTTAAAGTAGCTGGACCATTTAAGACTTTATATACATCTGATAAGAGTAGAGGTAAAGGTTCCTCTAGTAAGTTAGCTTGGTGTATTGCTTTGATATGGGATAAGAAGAGTAAGTTCTTTAATTTCCCTGAAGAAGGTAAGGATGGTAAGATTAATCTTATATTCACTGAGTACTATGATGATATTAAATACTATAAAGCTAATAAGGCTAAGATAGAAGAATTAAAGGAATGGTACCTACGCTCAGGTGAAACAGTTGCAATGAGAACATTGCGTGGTATATTAGATAAGTTAGAAGAGAGAGATCGCTTCTTACGTAATACACCTTATGATGCACCAGGAGGTGACTTTGATGAAACAAATGGAGTGTCTGAGTGGGCCAAACGAATAGATACTATTGATAAGATGTTAGCTAATACAGATAAAGTATATACACTGTATGATAAGGCTCGTACTATTGTAGAAAAAGAAGAACAGAGCTCTACTAAAGGAGATGCTCAATTATCACTATCAGATTCAAATGAAATATAATGCATGATTCTAAATATAAAGAACTAGCTATTAAGTATGGTAAGACTGAGTTAGAGATTAAGAAGATCTGTAACTCTCAGTTTGAGTATGTGCGTAAGATAATGATGGAGGGTAAGGATGAGAGGATAAGACTTCAATATCTAGGTACATTCTTAGTTCGTCCATTTAAGAGAGCTAATATGGAAAGAGGTAGATTGAAAATGAAAGAATATAATGAAAGTAAAAAATAAGAACTTTATTCACGCAATAGAGACCATCTCTCCTTTCTCTAGTAAGTATGTTCCTTACTGGAAGGATATGAAGAGAAGATGTATAGAGGGTTATTGGTATGAGGGTAAATGGATGCCTGGATCATTATACTTCTATGTTAACTTCGGACGTATCTTAATGCACGTAGGAGGAAGTAAGACTAAGTCTATAGGTCGTCCTAATTTACGTGATGTAGAATGGGAGAAGTCGTATGTCTACATGGAAGCTAAGGGATTCTCTGGTTTTGCTAATGATAGTAATACCTGTTCTCTATTTGTTAAAGAAGTTCTTGATTTAAAGGGTGATGAACAACAGGATAAACTTAAGTCTTACATTGAGCGAGGTAAGATAACTAAGACTGAGGTACTTAACCCAGATGAGATACTAACTGACCCTAAGTTAAAGCCTTATGAGAATGCGAGGACATACATGCGTAAGATCCACTCTAAGAACTTAGGTAAGGCACTTTTTAAGAACAATGCTAGGAATGTAGTAGATTTAGAGACTAGACGTATAGGTAAGTCTTATTATGCTGGTATTGGAATGATAGCTCATAACTTTTTATTCGATGGGGCTACTGACTATGATGAATTTATGGAAGCTAAGAAGAGTGGATTATCTCTTTCTTCTGAGACATTAGTAGGAGCCATTGATGCTAAATATACAAAAGATTTACTGAGTAAGGTTCAATTAGGTTTAGATAACTTACCTGGAGAACAAATGGTTAATGGTCATTTACACCCTAGTCCGTTAAGTAAGGGATATAGAGGTTCATTTGCACCAAGTAAGTATATTGAAGCTGCAGTTGATATTAAAGTATCGGGTGGATGGAAAACAGTAGGTTCTAGATCAAAGATTCACAATAGGTCATTTGCTGACAATCCTTTAGCAGGTAATGGTACAGGACCTAACCTTACAGTGTTTGAGGAGTTTGGATTCATGAATAACTTAATGGATGCTTTAGGTGCAATGAAAGATGCTACTTATGAAGGAGCTGATAAGTTCGGTGTGATATGGATGACAGGTACAGGGGGAGAAGGAGATACTGCTAGTATATCAGATGCTAAAGAAGTATTCTACGATCCTCAACAGTTTGACTGTTTATGCTTTGAAGATATATGGGAAGAGAGTGGTGATATAGGTTACTTTGTACCTTATCAAATGAGGTTAGATGAATACCGAGATTCAGAGGGAGTTATCGATCAAGTCAAGGCTATGGTTGACATTGAAGCTAAGAGAGCTAAGTTAAAGGCAGGTAAGTCTAAGAAAGCTTTATTTAGTGAAATGCAGAATAACCCTATTAAGCCCTCTGAGGCCTTCATGATAGATGACACTAACATTTTCCCAGTTGCTGAATTAAAAGAGCACAGGAACTGGCTGAGGTCCGCTGAGAAGACTGATGGGTTCATTAAAGGAAGTTGCGGAGAGCTAGTATGGGAACAAGGAGAAACTACGCCACTTCTGAAGTGGATTCCTGATTTAAAAGGTAAGCTAACACCTACTACTTATCCAGTTAAGAAGACAGATAATAATAAAGGGTGTATTCAGATATGGGAACATCCTCAGAAAGTAGGAGGAGGAATACCTTTTGGATTATACATTGCAGGGACTGACCCTTACGATCAAGATCAGGCCGGAAGTAGTGCATCTCTAGGAAGTACATTCATATATAAAACATTTCATACAGATGAAGGAATATATGAATGGGTAGTTGCTGAATATACAGCTAGGCCAGATACTGCAAAGGAACATCATGAGAATATTAGGAAATTACTAATGTATTATAACGCTAGAGATCTGTATGAAAATGAAAGAAATACTCTTAAGATGCATTTTGAACATAAAAATTCACTATATTTACTGGCTAAAACACCTACGATATTAAAAGCAACTGAGAACTCTAAGGTACAACGTCAATATGGAATACACATGACTAAGCAAATTAAGAGTGAACTAGAGATATATACTAGGGATTGGTTGCTAGAAGATAGAGGTGATGGTAAGTTAAACTTACATACAATATATAGTCCTGGATTATTAGAAGAACTTATTCGATATAATGATACAGGTAACTTTGATAGGGTAATTAGTTTCATGTTAACAGTGTTACATAGATTACAGAATTATAAGTTAAAAGTTAAAGAAGTTAAAAAAGAAAATAGTACTACAGACTCTTTCTTAAAAAGAGCATTTACTGGTAAATTCTATGGATAGTCAATATTACAATACTCAATTAAATGAATCCCTTCCTCGTCAGAAGTTAAGTGCTAACGCTAAGACTAAGACTTGGAAAGAACAATGTGTAGAAGCAATCTCTTGTATGGGCAGAGGTATACTCGCTAATGGGAGAACTTCAAAGGAGACTAAGCAAGTAAATTATGACTTGGTTAATTCAATATTTAAAGAAGAAGACTTTAATCATGTCCTTAACCCTTATGGGGTTGATCAGAAGATAGGTGAACAACCAGGTCAATTACATGATTATAATATCATTTCAAATAAAATAAATCTCTTGAAAGGAGAAGAAATGGCAAGACCCTTTAACTGGACAGTAATGTCGGTTAACGGGGAAGCTGTTTCAGAGAAAGAAAGACAGAAGAAAGATCTATTACTCTATTTAACTAAGACAGAGTTAGCTAATGCATTAGGGATTGATATGGAGATAGAGCCACCTGAAGGTGAAGATCTACCTCAGTCTCTTAAAGAAGTAGATGCTTACATTAAGTATAGTCTTAAAGATATAAGAGAAGAGTGGGCCAGTGATATATTAAGCTATCTAAAAGAAAGAGAGAACTTACAACTTAAGTTTAATCAAGGATGGGAACACAGTATCATATCTACTGAAGAGATATACTATGTAGGTATTTCTAACAGTGAACCTAAGCTACGTGTAGTAAACCCTATTAACTGTGACTTTGATCGTAACCCTGACAATCCTAATATTGAAGATGGAGATTGGTTTAAGGAAGAACGATGGATGACTTCTGGTCAAATATTAGATGAATATGGTAAACACCTTACAGATGCTCAGATAAAGCAATTAGATGAAGGTGGACTTAATAAAGGACTTGAAGAAGGTAACTATCCTGGATTTGCATATCACTTTGAAGATTTAGATAATAGAAAGAGTAGAGCAGAGAATACTCACTTCCTAGTTACTGAGGTATGCTGGAAGAGTATGAAGAAGATTGGATTCGTTAGTTATCCTGACGAAAACAATGAAATGCAAGAAGGTATTGTAGATGAATCTTTCAAGTTAGATGATACCATGAAACAAATGGGTTATGAACTTGAATGGAGATGGATACCTGAGATATGGAGAGGAACTAAGATAGCTGAAGAGTTTTATGTAGATATTAAACCACTTCCTAATCAATATAGGAATATGGATAATCCTGCTGAAGTTAAGCTACCTTATATTGGATTAGTTTATAACGCAACTAACTCTGTTCCTACCGGAATAGTAGATTTACTTAAACCTTATCAATATCTGTATAACGTAATATGGTACAGAATGGAAACTGAGATAGCTAAGGCCAAAGGTAAGAAAATGGTAATGGACTTAGCACAGATACCAAAGAGTGAAGGTATTGATTTAGATAAATGGATGTACTTGTTTGATAATACAGGTATTGCATTTGTTAACTCTATGGAAGAAGGTTCTGAGAGATTTGCAGGTCAAGTATCCAGCTTTAATCAGTTCACTCAAATTGATATGACTCTATCACAAGCTATAGGTCAATATATATCAATACTAGGGAAGATAGAACAAACAGCAGATAAGATAATAGGTATTACACCACAACGTGAAGGTAATGTATCTCAACATGAAACAGTAGGTGGAGTTGAAAGATCTATTACACAATCATCATATGTTACAGAGCCTTGGTTCTATATGCATAATGAGGTTAAGAAAAAGGTATTATCTCACTTAATAGAAATGGCTAAGTTTGCATATCCTGATTCTAAGAAGATTCATTACATTATGAATGATGTTCAGAGGATCAATGTGACTATTGATATGGAGAAGTTCTCTGATAGTGAGTATGGTGTATTTGTAACTAACTCAGGTAAAGAAGCAGCTACGTTCCAGAAGTTAGAAGGATTAGCACAACAAGCGTTATCAAGTGGAGCAGCGTCTCTATCAGATATAGTAAGTGTATATAAAGCTACAAGTGTTGCTGAACTATCTAACATCATTAAGGAGTCTGAAGATCAGAAGAATGCTAGAGATCAACAAGCAGCTCAACAACAACAAGAAATGCAACAAGCTCAGATACAAGCTCAACAACAGTCTGAACAAGCAACTAGAGAATTTGAAGCTAATGAGAATCAACTTGATAGAGATGTTAAAGTTAGAACTGCAGTTATTCAGAGTATGGGATTTGATCAAGATATTCAAGATAATGGTATGAATGACATGGTTGAATACGGTAAGCTTACATTAGCTGAGATGACAGCTAGAAAGAAAGCTGAGAATGATGATAAGAAGATAGATAATGACAGAAAGAAGATAGAGTCAGAAAGTCAATCTAAAGAGAAGGATAGAGCTCTTAAGAGAGAAGAGATTGCATCTAAAGAACGTATTGAGAAGTTGAAAGCTAAAACTGCGTTAAAGAATAAAGTATCAGGAGAGAAATGAAACAACCGATAAAAGCTAAAAAGAAGCCAGTTAAGAAAAGTCCTTTATATGTCAATGATGAAAATGATTATCGTTATAAAGCATATAGTGATAGTAGTGCTTTACATGATTCATATAAGTACCATAGGAAATATCAAAATGCAGCATATGATGATTCAGTGAAAGAATATGTTACTGATATGCAAGAGTCCATCAGCCGATTCAAGAAATACAATCCAGGAGAACCCGTTCCTGACTGGATGAATAATTCAAAAGACATGAAGTCACTTAAAGCTACTAGAGCAAAAAATATAGCACCTGTAGGATCTACTAGGAAAACCATAGGTGATGGATATACAGACAAGGGTAATTATGATAAAGCAACTTCACCTAGCGATGTGAAGGTGATAAACCATAATAAAGCTTTAATAGGTGCTAATAAAGATAAGAGATTTAAAATAGGTAATTACGCATCTCCTGATTTGTACCATAGGACAATAAAGGATAAAAGAGAAGAATGGGATGGTCAAGGTTACAATCCTGTGTATGATAAACCTAAACAACCTGTATTTATAAAAGGATCTGAGAAAGCTAAGATAGCAAGAGAACAAGAGAAATATGGAGTAGAAGCAGATGGTGTATGGGGACCTGCATCACAAAAAGCAAAAGATGAGTATTTAGCCAATGAAGCAAGTGCAAAGAAGAAAGCTGAAACTGAGAGACTAGCTAAAGTACAAGCTGATAAGAAGGTAGCTGAAGAGAAAATACGATTAGAAAAAGAAGCAGAGAAAGCAAAACAATCTGAGGTATTAGCTAATGGTATGAGAAGAGTATCTTCTGGTAGTAATGCTAATAACTTAAGTGGAGATGGTGGTTCGTCAGGTTGGTTTAAAGATAGTAAAGGTAATTATGTTCCTGCTCCTAGAGCATTAAAGAAGAAATAAAGATATGAAAAAGAAGAAAAAGATAAAAGCTAAGTTTGGTCTCATGGGTGCAATGGGAATTGCTGGAGATATAGTAGGTGCTTATGATGCAGGTAACGGTAAGAAGTCAACTGCTGGTAAGGTAATGGATGTAGCTAATACTGTAGGGGGTACTGTACAGGATGCTGCAGGTATGGCGGGAGGTCTTAAAGGATTAAAAGGTAAATCAGGTAAGATGGCTAATCCTAAGATGGATCCTAAGATGCCAACTGCTCCTGATGCTGGAGGACAGGTCTTGGGTGATGATGCAGGTGCTCTAACAAAAGACCCTTTAGTTAATATTCAAGGGGCTGGTCAGAACTGGGCACCAGGATCAATACCTAAATTAAGGTATGGTATGAAGGCCTCTAAGAAGAAAAGTAATAAAAAGCTTCAACGTAAGTAAAGCTTTATTATGAAGTAAGGTAAGAAGGTGTAAATTAAAATAAATAACTTTAAATTTGTTATATGATTGATGGGGAAGAAATAGAACAAGCACAAGAATCAACTAATATCTGGGACATAGACCTAGGTAAGTATGATGCTGAAGAAGTTGAGGAGACTGTTACGGAAGTTCCGGATGGTTCTGATTCAAGTTCTGAGGTAGTTGATCAAGAGCCTGAAGCAACTGAAGAAACTACTGATGAGGTAGAAGAAACAGAAGAGCCTGAGGTTGAAGAAGAGTATGAAGAGTCTGAGATAGGCGACATTATGCAAGCATTGGTATCTGATGATGTATTAGATATTGGGGATGATGAAGAAAGAGAAGTTGATTTCTCTAAAGAAGGACTTAAGGAATTGATAGAAGAAACAGTAGCTAAGAAAAGTGAAGCAGCTATTAGTTCATTTAAGGAAGGTTTAGGGAGTGAAGCTAAAGGTTTACTAGAAGTCCTTGAAAAAGGAGGTACAGTGGATGACTTTGTTAATATGTCAGAGCAAGTTGATTTCAATAACATTGCATTGGAAGATGGAAAAGGAAATCAATATGTACAGAATCAAAAGTATTTAGTAGAAGATTGGATGAAGATTCAAGGATACACTAAAGAAGAGATTGATGAAACAATTAATGATTATGCAGGATCAGGCTTACTTAAGAAACAAGCAGGTATAGCTAAGAATAAATTAGCGTCTTGGCAAGAAGGTCAGAATGCATCTTTACTTGAACAGAAAGAGAGAGATAGAGAAGCAGCTGAAGCTCAACGTATTGAAGAAGCAGAAGAGTTTGAAAAAGCTGTAGTTAATACAAGAGAAATTGCAGGGTTTGCAATTAATGAAACTAAGGCTAAGAAGTTACATGACTTCATTACTAAGGTGGATGCAGAAGGTAAGTCTGAATTTGCTAAAGCAGATACTCCTGAGAACAGGTTGTTATATGCATACTTCGCAATGGAAGGATTCGATAAAGAGAAACTGTCTAAAGAGATTAAGACAAAACAGGCTAAAACATTAAGAAGAAAGCTATCTAAATTTACAGATGGTAATGTTGAACCTAAGAGATCAGGAAGCAAGAGGACAAATGAGTCTTCAACTTTGAATATAAATTGGTTATAAAATTAAAAGATAAATTAAATTAGATTATGGCAAGTACTACGAAAGTATCACCTTTACAGGTGTATCCATCTAAGGACTTCTCCGGTTTAACAGAAACAAATCATCTGTCAAACGCATATTTAACTGAGCCTGAAAAAGTAGGTTCTGTATTAGCATATGCATTTGGTATCCAAGATGGTAATGTTATCTCGATGCTGACAGGAGGTTTAGGTAATACACTGTATGTTACAAACAGAGAATATGAGTGGGATTTACACTCACAAAATGAAAGAGCTATTGAAGTTCAAACTGACTCAACAGGAGGAAATGAAACTCCAGGTTATTCAGGACAATCATTCCAATTAATCCTTGCTGAGAAATGGTTTGACGCTACTGATAACTTAGTTGCTGATGATGGACTTACTCAAGTTCACGTTACTACTGAACCGATTCAAGTAGGTTCTGGATGGTCTTATACTGTTCAATTGACATCTCCTTCAAGTGAAGATTTCTGTGATCCAGCATATCTTAAGCCAGGAGCTCGTTGGTCTAAAGAATGGTCTTCAGTAGAAGAGTATTCTAATAAAGGTGGTGGACATGGATTCACAACTCCATTCAAATTACGTAATCAGTTAACTACTTTACGTAAGACTTATAAGTGTTCTCGTGAGGGTGCGTTAAGTGTAATGGTTGTTGAATTATATGATCCAACTGATCCTTCTAAGAAAACTAAAATGTGGACTAAGATTGAAGAGTGGACAGCTATGGCTAAATGGCATAGAGAGATTGATAAGTCTTTAATCTATTCTACTTACAATAAAGATAATACAGGTATGGTTACTCTTCAAGGAGAGAACAAAAGACCTATTTATCATGGAGCTGGTTTCAGAGAGCAAATTGCACCTGCAAACAAACGTTACTATACTAAGTTAACATATGAGATCTTAGATGAGTTCTTATTAGACTTAAGTTATGCTGCTACTACTTGGGGTGGAGATCACAAGTTTGTTGCATTGACTGGTAAGATGGGAATGAGAGAGTTCGATCGTGCAATGAAAGAGTATAACAAAGGTAATAACATTACAATTACTGATAGTGGTACATTCATTACAGGTAAAGGTTCTGAGTTAGTGGTAGATGGTCACTTCAGAACTGTTAAGTTCATGAATGGTATTGAACTTACTATCAAAGAGTTTACTCCTTATGACGATATTGTTAGAAATAGAACTAAACACCCTATCTCTGGTAAACCGTTAGAGTCTTACAGATTCACTATCTTAAACTTTGGTAGAAAGAATGGTAAGTCTAATATTCGTAAAGTAGCAATGAAAGATTCAGAGAATGCATCTTGGTATGTAGGTGGATCTACTGATCCTTATGGAGGAGTTGCTAAGAGTGTAAGCACAATGAGATCTAGTGGTATTGATGGTTATGAAGTTCACTTCTTATCACAATGTGGTATCATGGTTGAAGATCCAACATCTTGTGGAGAATTGATAATGAGAGTTTGTTAAGAAAATAAATATTAAATATCCCCGGCTTATGTCGGGGTTATTTTGTTTCTTTGTATTGATTAAAAAAGGGGAAAATGACAACAACAATTAAAAAAGTAGATAGATCTGTAAACTGGGGTGCCAAGGATCAGAAGACTGGAAAGTTATTATCAATGTATGATAACTGTAAAGATTACTGGGTTCCTGCATTAGATAAGAATACAGGTCAATTAAGAACTGGTCTTACAGCTAAGGATAGAAAACACTTTGAAGAGAAGTTAGAATTAAATGAAGGTGAGTTGTTATCAACTTCTGCATATTGGTCTAATTTTAAAATAGAGATTCCTAGACAAGGATTAGTTCTAAGAGAAGGTAATATAAAAGATGAGTTAGTACTGAAGGTATTGATGGCTGATCCTGAGATCGCAAGTTCTCTTGTAGCATTAAGAACTAAAGCAAATGCTAAATACGTAGTTACTAGTGATTCTGCAGAAGCTAAATCATCTAACAGTATTAGAAATGCTAAAGCTAAAGCTTATGCTACGTTCTATAAACTTAGTCAATCTGAAGTAACAGATGCTCTATACTTATATGGTAGAGATCCTAGTTCATTAGATTCTGAAATAGCTCAAGATAGATTAGGTGAGATGTTAGAGAAGAACCCTACTAAGTTTGTTGCTATTGTAGGAGATAAGTTATTCAAGGAAAAAGTTTATTTCATGAAGCTTATCAAAGAAGGAATAGTTAAGAAACATGGTACAGGTGTTGGTACTAACATGCCATTGTATTATGAAGACATAATGTTAGGTAATGGTTTAGATGAAGCTATTGCTTACATTAAAGATAAAGAAAATCAACAAATAGCTTTAGGTATTAAAGCAGCTTACGAAGGAAAATAATGACAGTAGAACAGTTACATATTGAGTTTAAAGTCTTCTTTGATAAAGTAGATAGTTCAGCCTTTCCTGAGTTCTTAGACGGAGAGATAGACATCTACTTAAATGAAGGGCAAGAAAGAGTTATTAAGCAGAGATATGGAAAGAATAACATTTACCAAAAGGCCTTTGAGGAATCTCAAAAAAGAACTGATGATTTAAAGAATCTAGTTAAGACTAAATTTGTAACTGTTACTCCTGAATTACCATACACTTCAATAGGTAAGAATATATATAGAGCAGATATTAACTCACTATTCAATGATGTGGAATTAACATCATCTAGTGACATAGTATATCAGTTCTATCTAAAGAGCTTAGCTCACACATGTGAAGGAGCATGTTGTGGTTGGGACAAGGTTAAGTTAATACAACAAGACGATATTAGTGTTGTTGCAATTGATCCTTTTAATAAACCTAGACAAGGTAAAGCCGTAATC